AATAAGATCCTTGCTGGTGTGCATTTTAAATTTTATTGACTTTTCTTCCTGCTAGCGTGCAAAGTCAATCTTATTAAATCCTTCTTTTGCTGGTGTGCAGAGGCTCTTTTATTGACATTCAATATTGCTCATGTGCACATATGAGGTTATTGAGCCACCATTTTGCTTGTGTGCATAATACTTATTATTGAACTATTTCTCTTGCTTATGTGCGAACGGGTTATTATTAAACTTTTTCATTGCTTATGTGCATTTCTTTTCTTATCGAAACTTATAATTGCTTAAGTGCAAGATGAAACTTATTGACTCTTGTTCTTGCTTGTGTGCAAACTATTTAATAATCTTTTTCTTCTTAAGCCATGTTATTACCTCCTCTTTATTTATCCCTAACTCCTTTATTACTTTTTCAAACGTAGCTTTATATTTAGTTGTTTTAATATCAACGTAGTAATCATTCACTGGAGCAATTATAAAGTCTTCGTGTTTACTTATGACTTCGTATTCCTTACCCAAAACTACTTTGTAAGCCTCAGGCAATGGTACTCCTTCACGATAATGTAAAGAGATAGCAAAGTACTGTGATAATAGTAAGGATATTGCTTTCCTGATAGCAGTTCTCTGTACTTTTAATTTAGGCCAGTCTGGGTGTTTAGATGCTATCTCCTCTTTGAAACTCTTTATTATCTTAGCATAAACACCGCCAGCTAATATGAGGTTATTAGCCAGAATCCCCAGTAAAAACGTCTTAACAGTCCTGTTGTACTTAACATTTCTCGCTGATGTACCAATGAGTTTAGTATTATCATTGGGGCATAACCACCCGTCTTTAGAGGGAATGGCTGGTTTACCATTGCTTGACTCACCAGCGTAATAATAATATCCGCATTTAGGGCATGTAAACATCACTGCCAGTCCCGCATATTTCCTGAACTTATTGATATTATATTGGAATCTTGGAGGAAACGCATAAACGATAAGTCTTGCAGCGTTAGCTGGTCCTATACCCCTAATAAATGCTAAGAAGTTGGTAAACTCTGGGAACTTGGTAACAGCATCCGCTATAAGTCCTTCAACTATTTCTTGCTGTTTAAGTAATTCCATGTATCTTTGTACGAGTTCGTCCGACGGAGTTTCTTCAAGAATTCTGACTGGTTCACCGCATATTGGACACTTATCACGTTTTTCATCTTCCTTAAGCAACACTAAATGATTATTCTTACATAACGAATATCTCCTGATAAAGATCCAACTGTTTTTCTCTTTTTTGGCACCTATTCTATTACCATATGCCACACGAAGTTTAATTAAGTCGTCTCTAAACGCTACAAGATCCCTTAAATTCACCAAATCTTTTTCACTCATATTTCCATCCCCTACATGGAAAAAAGAGAGAGGATTTAAAAAGTTTTCGGTGAGAGGTTGTGGTTGTAAGCTACCCCGCCTCAGAGAGGCAAGGTTTTCCGCCCCCTTAACCCCCATTTCTATAAAAGATCGGAAAAAGTACGGGCTTATTTTATTCTCTTCAAATGAAAAGGTTCGTATAACGGATTAGATGGTATCTCTTCATGAAGTTTCCTAATTCCTTTTTCTGAAATAACATATTTCTCAGCAAATAGAGTGTCTTCCCATGCTTGTAGACCTAGTTTCTCCCTCACTTCATCGAAAATAATTCTGTGTTCGTCATCACCTAACATCATACGTAATGCGAGTTGTTTATCTATATCTATGTCCTTAGGTAGAATTGCATATATATGCCAACCCTTTCTTGTAGTAAACGTATAAACTTTACAACCGATATATTTAAGAAGAAAATATGCCCTCATGACTTGAAGTTGTGTAGGCTTATCAAAATCTAACTTTAATAGTCTCATAAATGAAATTTAAAGAGTGTGTATTTAAAGTTTTCCCTACATCTAGGGACGAGGCTTGCTGTTCGCTTCATCAAATATGAAATAATGCCGAAATTATTATACCAATAGTTAAACTGATAGCAGACGAGATGCCTGCGGATATAGATATCAGCTTTAACATCATACTATCTAACTGTGATATACGCTTATCGTATTCTTCAATCCTCTTATTCATTTCTTTAATTTCGCCATTAAGAATATTATTAAGCGTGGAAATTTGGTTATGTAACTCGTTTAATTGTTCAGTGGTAGCCTTTAATTGTTGTTGAATTGATGCTATATTGTATATTAACCCATTAGTTACTCCAGAACCATATATTATTCTCTCTAGTTTCTCTATTCTATTTCTCAAATCATTCGTATCAGACATTCACACCACCTTTATGACTAAGTTAGGGAACGCCGTCGGCATACTAACGTTTGTTGTGAAATTGTATATTTTCACTACCCACGGTAGAGTAACTGGTGTAACGTTAAAACCAGTTTGTAACATATAATCAAACCATTGGAATAAACACCAGAATACTAGATATGTATGTAACTTCTCTGGAGTTACTTCAACTAAATTATATATCAGTTGTTTTACACCATTAAAACCGCCTTCTGCAATAGTGAGCTGGGAGTTAGGCGGTACTTGAAATACGAAAGCTACTATCTTATTATTAATCATACCAAGCGAATATGGAGGTATATTATTAAGGTTTTGTATTGGAAAGCTGACTGTTTGCCCGCATATTTTACCAGCATAATCTGGATAATACGCATTGCCAAATGGATATGGTTCTACCGTGAAATTATCAAATACTGCACCCCTATAAATCACTACATATTTGGTTTCAGACGTACCGTTAGTGATTACCCAATTTACTATACCATTATTTTGATCCACGTTGGCAGATAATGTAAGTCCTTGAGCTGATGGATTAGAGATAAGTACTGGTTTTGGTAATTTGTGATGTATGTGAAAAGGTATTCTTTGCCTATAAAATATCTTAAGCTTATGTATGATAGCCATCACTAATATGGAAACATTAAATATAAAAAGAATTTCTTGGAAATTTTAGGCTACAAGAGATAGTAAGAATATACCAATAATTATTAGAACTAGACCTCCGAAACCTTCTAGTAGACCTACTAAATTCTTTATTATCATATACCCTCCTAGTCCTATAAATACTACAGCAATAGCCGCTATTGCTGCCTTTCCATATGGCGAAGATGTAATTGAATCGACCAAATTTGAAACACTTTCACTCATTGTACATCATTAGTTACGAAACACAAGAAAATAAAAAGTTTTCTTTTATTCATCCACACTTTTATTAAAAGGTTTTAAATATTTTCTAAAAAATAGATTATCAAAAAATAAATAACTTTTCAAGAATTAAAATGCTTGAATATGTATGTTATACCGACCGCTACTAATATTAGTCCTATGATGAATGAGAGTGTTGCGAATCCTACTGTTGAGAATAATGAAAGGATGAAGAACGACGATACTGAAAGAAGCACTTCAACGGACCATGCTAATCCGTGAACTATTATTGAATATTGGTTTTTGCTACTAAGAGCAGCACGCTGAGTGAATATAGCTAAAACACCAAATATTAGTTCTACTAAAACGATATAGATGGATACTATTGCTGATATCATTTGCATCAATAATATATTATCACATCAATAATATATTATTGATGTGATAATATATTATTGATGCAAATGATATCAGCAATAGTATCCATCTATATCGTTTTAGTAGAACTAATATTTGGTGTTTTAGCTATATTCACTCAGCGTGCTGCTCTTAGTAGCAAAAACCAATATTCAATAATAGTTCACGGATTAGCATGGTCCGTTGAAGTGCTTCTTTCAGTATCGTCGTTCTTCATCCTTTCATTATTCTCAACAGTAGGATTCGCAACACTCTCATTCATCATAGGACTAATATTAGTAGCGGTCGGTATAACATACATATTCAAGCATTTTAATTCTTGAAAAGTTATTTATTTTTTGATAATCTATTTTTTAGAAAATATTTAAAACCTTTTAATAAAAGTGTGGATGAATAAAAGAAAACTTTTTATTTTCTTGTGTTTCGTAACTAATGATGTACAATGAGTGAAAGTGTTTCAAATTTGGTCGATTCAATTACATCTTCGCCATATGGAAAGGCAGCAATAGCGGCTATTGCTGTAGTATTTATAGGACTAGGAGGGTATATGATAATAAAGAATTTAGTAGGTCTACTAGAAGGTTTCGGAGGTCTAGTTCTAATAATTATTGGTATATTCTTACTATCTCTTGTAGCCTAAAATTTCCAAGAAATTCTTTTTATATTTAATGTTTCCATATTAGTGATGGCTATCATACATAAGCTTAAGATATTTTATAGGCAAAGAATACCTTTTCACATACATCACAAATTACCAAAACCAGTACTTATCTCTAATCCATCAGCTCAAGGACTTACATTATCTGCCAACGTGGATCAAAATAATGGTATAGTAAATTGGGTAATCACTAACGGTACGTCTGAAACCAAATATGTAGTGATTTATAGGGGTGCAGTATTTGATAATTTCACGGTAGAACCATATCCATTTGGCAATGCGTATTATCCAGATTATGCTGGTAAAATATGCGGGCAAACAGTCAGCTTTCCAATACAAAACCTTAATAATATACCTCCATATTCGCTTGGTATGATTAATAATAAGATAGTAGCTTTCGTATTTCAAGTACCGCCTAACTCCCAGCTCACTATTGCAGAAGGCGGTTTTAATGGTGTAAAACAACTGATATATAATTTAGTTGAAGTAACTCCAGAGAAGTTACATACATATCTAGTATTCTGGTGTTTATTCCAATGGTTTGATTATATGTTACAAACTGGTTTTAACGTTACACCAGTTACTCTACCGTGGGTAGTGAAAATATACAATTTCACAACAAACGTTAGTATGCCGACGGCGTTCCCTAACTTAGTCATAAAGGTGGTGTGAATGTCTGATACGAATGATTTGAGAAATAGAATAGAGAAACTAGAGAGAATAATATATGGTTCTGGAGTAACTAATGGGTTAATATACAATATAGCATCAATTCAACAACAATTAAAGGCTACCACTGAACAATTAAACGAGTTACATAACCAAATTTCCACGCTTAATAATATTCTTAATGGCGAAATTAAAGAAATGAATAAGAGGATTGAAGAATACGATAAGCGTATATCACAGTTAGATAGTATGATGTTAAAGCTGATATCTATATCCGCAGGCATCTCGTCTGCTATCAGTTTAACTATTGGTATAATAATTTCGGCATTATTTCATATTTGATGAAGCGAACAGCAAGCCTCGTCCCTAGATGTAGGGAAAACTTTAAATACACACTCTTTAAATTTCATTTATGAGACTATTAAAGTTAGATTTTGATAAGCCTACACAACTTCAAGTCATGAGGGCATATTTTCTTCTTAAATATATCGGTTGTAAAGTTTATACGTTTACTACAAGAAAGGGTTGGCATATATATGCAATTCTACCTAAGGACATAGATATAGATAAACAACTCGCATTACGTATGATGTTAGGTGATGACGAACACAGAATTATTTTCGATGAAGTGAGGGAGAAACTAGGTCTACAAGCATGGGAAGACACTCTATTTGCTGAGAAATATGTTATTTCAGAAAAAGGAATTAGGAAACTTCATGAAGAGATACCATCTAATCCGTTATACGAACCTTTTCATTTGAAGAGAATAAAATAAGCCCGTACTTTTTCCGATCTTTTATAGAAATGGGGGTTAAGGGGGCGGAAAACCTTGCCTCTCTGAGGCGGGGTAGCTTACAACCACAACCTCTCACCGAAAACTTTTTAAATCCTCTCTCTTTTTTCCATGTAGGGGATGGAAATATGAGTGAAAAAGATTTGGTGAATTTAAGGGATCTTGTAGCGTTTAGAGACGACTTAATTAAACTTCGTGTGGCATATGGTAATAGAATAGGTGCCAAAAAAGAGAAAAACAGTTGGATCTTTATCAGGAGATATTCGTTATGTAAGAATAATCATTTAGTGTTGCTTAAGGAAGATGAAAAACGTGATAAGTGTCCAATATGCGGTGAACCAGTCAGAATTCTTGAAGAAACTCCGTCGGACGAACTCGTACAAAGATACATGGAATTACTTAAACAGCAAGAAATAGTTGAAGGACTTATAGCGGATGCTGTTACCAAGTTCCCAGAGTTTACCAACTTCTTAGCATTTATTAGGGGTATAGGACCAGCTAACGCTGCAAGACTTATCGTTTATGCGTTTCCTCCAAGATTCCAATATAATATCAATAAGTTCAGGAAATATGCGGGACTGGCAGTGATGTTTACATGCCCTAAATGCGGATATTATTATTACGCTGGTGAGTCAAGCAATGGTAAACCAGCCATTCCCTCTAAAGACGGGTGGTTATGCCCCAATGATAATACTAAACTCATTGGTACATCAGCGAGAAATGTTAAGTACAACAGGACTGTTAAGACGTTTTTACTGGGGATTCTGGCTAATAACCTCATATTAGCTGGCGGTGTTTATGCTAAGATAATAAAGAGTTTCAAAGAGGAGATAGCATCTAAACACCCAGACTGGCCTAAATTAAAAGTACAGAGAACTGCTATCAGGAAAGCAATATCCTTACTATTATCACAGTACTTTGCTATCTCTTTACATTATCGTGAAGGAGTACCATTGCCTGAGGCTTACAAAGTAGTTTTGGGTAAGGAATACGAAGTCATAAGTAAACACGAAGACTTTATAATTGCTCCAGTGAATGATTACTACGTTGATATTAAAACAACTAAATATAAAGCTACGTTTGAAAAAGTAATAAAGGAGTTAGGGATAAATAAAGAGGAGGTAATAACATGGCTTAAGAAGAAAAAGATTATTAAATAGTTTGCACACAAGCAAGAACAAGAGTCAATAAGTTTCATCTTGCACTTAAGCAATTATAAGTTTCGATAAGAAAAGAAATGCACATAAGCAATGAAAAAGTTTAATAATAACCCGTTCGCACATAAGCAAGAGAAATAGTTCAATAATAAGTATTATGCACACAAGCAAAATGGTGGCTCAATAACCTCATATGTGCACATGAGCAATATTGAATGTCAATAAAAGAGCCTCTGCACACCAGCAAAAGAAGGATTTAATAAGATTGACTTTGCACGCTAGCAGGAAGAAAAGTCAATAAAATTTAAAATGCACACCAGCAAGGATCTTATT